TGCGATCTAAAACCTGGAGTTTTCAGCCGATCGGTTCGTCCCGCGCTAGCACTCCGTCTAGGTTGGTGTTGGCGGATCGGCGTTCCGAAACGGTCGGGCGTTGGAGCTCTCGAGTACCGCGAGTTCTGCGAATCGTGTGAGGCTGGCGAGTACCCCAACGGCGCGGCGTTTTCGTGGCCATCGGCGGACATCGTGTCAGCAGAGGAGATAAAGCACGCCCGGCAGACCCTTGACCCACGGGACTTCCGAGAGCAATACGAAGCCTGTTGGGAAACCGTCTCCGGCCAGATTTTCCACGCCTTCAATCGCGAGTTCAATATCCGGCCCTGCCCCTACGATCCCGGGCGGGCCTTGGTGGTGGGCAGTGACTTCAACGTCGATCCGATGGCCTGGGTAATCGGCCACGGCTATCCCGATCGAATCGAGTGGTTTGACGAAATCTGGCTCCGCAACGCAAACACGCAAGCCGCCTTAAATGCACTGTGGGGTCGGTACGCTTCGCACACGGGCGGGTTCCAATTTTTTGGCGATGCAACCGGCCAGGCCCGCAAGACCTCCGCGTCGGCCACGGACTACCTGCTGATTGCCAATGACCGGCGATTCGAAGCCCGCGGCCGAACGATCCACTACACGGCCGCGAACCCTCCGATCGCCGATCGGTTCGCGTCGTGCAATGCGATGTTTCAAAATGCGGCCGGGGCTTGCCGGATGTTCGTCGATCCATCCTGCCGGCACTTGATCCGCGACCTGGAAATCCGGGGCTACAAGCCGGGCACCCGCGACCCGGCCGACAGTGGCGATGTCGGCCACGTCACGGACGCGATGGGCTACGTGGTCTGGCGGTTGTTCCCGTTGCGGCTCGACCAGCCAGCCGGGCAGGGACGAATTATTCTCACGAAAGGGCCAGTGTGATGCCAGCAGGAAACGGACAGACGGCAATCGTGGCGGCAAGCTCTCCGACCACTGGAGAGCGTACCGGCCGGCAAGTCGTCACCAGTATGGGCTCACTCGTGGGCGGTGTACGGCGGCTTCCGGCCAGCTACGACACCTACCGCAAGATGCGAAAGCACCCGACGATAGCTCTGGCCCGGGCTCTGTCGATCGCTCCCATCGTGGCGGCCGAGTGGTCTGTGGAGGCCGACAAGGATGTTCCGGATGGAATTGTCGATTTTCTACAAGAGCAGCTCGTCACTATCCGCGAGCCCCTTATGGAAACCGCTTTACTCGGCGGCATCGACTTCGGGCACCAAGGATTTGAGAAGGTTTTCGCGTTCGTCGGCGGCATGATCGCGCTCCGCAAGCTGAAGCCGCTCTTGCAGGACCTCACGGAAATCCTGGTGACTAAGACCGGGACTTTCGACGGACTGAAACAGAAAACCGTCACACTGCCAGTCGAAAGCTGCTTGCTGATTCCATTCCGAGTCGAGGGAACCGATTGGTATGGCACGCCGCTACTGGAGAATGCCCGCGAGACGTGGGGTGATTGGCAGGACGCAAACAAGGGAGCGGCCAGATACGATCGGAAGGTGGCCGGGGCTCACTGGGTTGTGCGGTATCCGAACGGCAAGAGCCGCGATGCTGTCGGATCAGAACGCGACAACAGCGAAATCGCGGAAGAAATTCTCCGCACCCTGGAGGCCAGCGGGTCGATCGCTCTCGTTGACGAGGTTCAATCGTTCGTGGATTCGATGGGAGCGGCCAAGAGCCAGTGGCAGATCGAGCTGCTGGAAGATCACGGCGGCCGGCAGCCGACGTTTGTGGATCGGCTCAAGTATCTTGATTCGCTTCTGGCCCGGGCCATTCTGATTCCCGAACGGAGCGTGTTGGAAGGCCAGTACGGAACGAAGGCGGAGGCCGGCGAACAGATCGACCTGGCTCTGACTCAGGCCGACTTGATGCACCGGCATATCACGCGGCTGGTCAATTGGCACGCGGTTGACCAGCTCCTCGCCCTCAACTGGGGCGACGGGATGCGCGGCAAGGCCCGGTTGGTCGCGGCCCCGATCCGCGATGCGAAGCTCCAGTACGTCAAGGAAGTCTACACGGCGTTTCTGGCCGACCCCAACGGGTTCCTTGACGAGTCCGGGCAGATCGACACGGATGCCATCAAGGATTTGCTCGGCATTCCCAAGGCCGACACAACGGCGCAGGCAGGCGACGTGCAACCGGCGGAAGGCGTTGACAACCGCGACCCGCTGGCCGAGACGATCCAACGGGTGTATCAGCAGGCGCAGCAGGACGGCCAGACGCCGGATGCTGTACCGGTTAACAACGTGCAAGCCGCGGCCATGAATGGGGCTCAGATTGCGTCGGCTTTGGCGATTTGCCAGCAAGTCACGGCCGGCACGCTGACCAAACCCGCGGCAAAAGAGTTGCTGGCCATCAGCTTCCCGACTGTCGACCAAGGCAGCCTGACTCGAATGGTTGATGCCCTGGAGGTGCAAGGTGGCGGAACCGGAACTACAGGAAGCGGGGCCGGCAGCGTGCCCGTGCCGGGAGCTTGAACAATTGCGGGCAGCCGTGGCGATTCTCCGCAAGCGCAGGCCAAAGCCGACGCTGAAGGATTATCAGCAGGCGGTCAAGACGATTGACCACTTGCTAGAGGAAAACCGGGGACTGCGGGAGAGGTTATGGGAGAAACGAACCTGAACACGAAAAGGTGAAAACATGAGGTCCGTGATAGTTTACTACCCGCCCGGTCAGTCTACAATTGACGGCAAAGTTGTGGAAAACCAGGACCTAGCGGAAGTCATTCGTAAAGCAATAGAAAACGGGTCAGGGGGAAGCTTACCATCTAATCATTGGGAGGCTGTCGTGTTGGAGGTCGACGATCCGGAAGTGGATAACGTGGGCATGACAACGCCACTCTTGACCGATTCGGAAGTTGCGGAGCTGCTGCGAATCAGCCCGCGGCAAGTTCTTCGGTTGGCCCGCGACGGCGCCTTGTCGAGTATCCAGTTGTCGCGGAAGGAAACGAGATTCGATCCGGCCGATGTGGGGCGTTTCGTCGAATTTAGGAAGCGACCCACGGAGTAGAGTAAGCGATGAAACGAACAGCCGGCAAAGTCACTCCCGAGCAACGCCGCTTGGCGATTCAGCACAACAGGGACCGTGCTGCAATCGAGCGGCTCGGGGTCTCGGCTGCCGGGCAGATTGGGTTCCATCTTCAGCGGAACGTTTTGGCCGCGGTTCGCCGCGGGGCGAAGTGGGCCGACATCCGCGGAATCATTCGGCCGCAACTGGCGAAGCTCCGGCCGCTGGTGCTTGACGGGATGCTGACGGCGCACCTGAAAGGGATCGTTCGCACGACGATCACGGCCGGCAAGAGCGCGAAGTCCCTGCAATTGAGACTTGTTCCGGACGGCCCGCACCTGGAAGCCGTCAACACCTTGAGGCAACGGTTGCAATTGCCGGTCGAGGAGCTTGACGCGATTCAGGCCCAGTACGATCTCAAGGCCCTTCGCGTTTTGGATGACGCAACGGCGGAGATTGAAGCCCAGTTGCAGATGACGTTACTTCGGACTACGCAAGCCGGCGAACACGTCCGCGAAGGCGTGAAGGCCATGCGTGAAGCCTTCGCCGCCGCGGGCATCACGCCGCAGAATTCGTACACACTGGAAAATCTCTTTCGGACCCAGACGCAAATGGCCTACGGGGCAGGCCGATGGCAGGCCAGTCAGGATGAGGCGATTCAAGAGATCCTCTGGGGCTACACCTACATCACGGTGGGCGATGATCGGGTCCGGCCGGAGCACGCGGGGCTGGACGGCACGACGGCCCCGAAGGATGATTCGATCTGGCGGTCGATCTGGCCGCCCAACGGCTACAGTTGCCGGTGTTCAACAATCGAGGTTTTCGAGTCGCAGAAGATCGTTCGTCCACCGGCCGTCGTGAGCGTGAACGGCAAGGAGTACGAGCCCGGGCCAGACAAGGGGTTCGCGTTCAACCCAGGACAGTGGTTCGGTTCGCTTGCCAGCGCAGTGTAAGGGGCACAATGGGCACGAAACGGAAATTATCGGCGAAAGAAATCGCCGCACAGCACGCGGTCAACGAACGCACCATACGCCGATTGGCCGCGGACGGCCAGCTCCCGGCCGACCGGATTGGTAAGGTTTACCGATTCGACCCGTGCGAAGTGGCCCAAGCCATCCAGCTTTCCCGTTCTGGGAATGGTGGTCAATAGTCCAGCCCATCGGACACAACGGACTCTACGGACTCTGCGGACTTATCGGCCACATCGGACTCTGCGGACTTTACGGACAGGCCGGACAGGTTCGCTCTTTTCGTGCCTTGCGGCTCTGGTCTATCGTGGGGCCATGCAATGGCATGATGCCCAAGGTTTGATTTTCGCACTCCGCACGTCAGCGGCAATCCCTGTTGGTGCCGTCCGACTTGAAGGCGGTCAGCCAGTTCGGAGATTCCGTAAGGAAATCATCCGATGCGGACGATTCATCAATCCCGTTGATGGAAAGGCCTTTAAGGTCGTGCGCGGCGACGGACTCAAGATCGGCAGTGACGGTGCTGCCGAGATTGGTCTTGGTCATTGGGTGAAAACTGCCAGCGCCTATCTCGCTGCCGGGAACAAGATTCCTCTTCCGGTAAAGCATACAGACGATCCAGAAGCCAATCGGGGATGGGCCAGAGAGTTGTTCTCGGAAGGCGATAGCTTGTTTGCCACAGTGGACCTCGTGGGCGAAGGAATCAAACTAGCCGGAACGTGTGATGTTTCGGTTTACAGTCCGACGCTGGCGGTAGACGGCGAAGGCAATCGTTTCGCCCATCCGATCGTTCACATCGCTCTCTGCACCGACCCGGTAATCACTGGCCTGTCCGGCTTCGTGCCGATTGAAACATCGCGCGGGATGGAGAAGTTCACCACGCAAGTTCCCGTTCTGAAATTGCAGGAGCAAATCATGCCCGACGTTTTGCCCGTTCCCGCTCCCGTCGCCGATCCCGCTGCCGCCGGTGGAACCGACCCGGCCGAAGCCATCGTGGCCGCCATCATGGAAAAGGTGACCGCGATGGTCAAGGACAAGACCAAGACGGCGCAAGAGAAGAAGGTCGCGTTTGGCGACCTGATGAAAAAGCTCGAAAAGGCCCTTGGGGTTTTCGAGGACGCAACGGCCGATCCGAACACTACGGCCGTCGATGCCGCCGCGGTCGCCGCGAGTCGGGCAGCGCAGGCCGCCGCAACGCCCGATCCTTTCATGGTCGGACTGGCCCGCGACAAGTACACCGGCAAGCTGGACGCATTGGTCGCCTCCGGCAAGATCACCAAGGCCGCCCGAGACGATCTGGCCGCACAGTATCTCGCCGATGCCCCGCTGACGCTGGCCTTGTCCAGCAAGAGCACGGCTCAACTAGACGGCCTGATTGCCGCGCTGGACAAGAACGTCGCGGCGGTCGGCATGGGGGAACGCACCGGTCCGCAGTCGCTTGCTCTGGCCCGAAACATTCCGGTTGGAGACGAGAAGGCGAAATCTCGGGCGGAAGCCGGTAAGGAAATCATGGCCATGACGGCCCGGGCTGCCGGGATGCCGTCGGCGAAGACGTAGACGGAACCACTGGCAGGACACGGCCGTTCGCGGCCTTCACTCAAATCGAAAACGAGGAAGTTCCATGAAGGCGATGAATCGAGTGCCCGGCGTCGGCAGTTCCACCGAATACGCTTTCCGGCAGATCATGGCCGGCGGCCAGCCGGTGTACCTGCCCGGCGGAATCGTCATCGACGGCGATTGTGCTCGCGACCCACTCAACACGGCGGGTTACGTTGACCGGCTCCGCTGCGGGATGCTGATGGGCCGGATCACGACGGGCAAGTTGTGGGCTCCCAGCGTGGTCGGGTCAACCGGCGTTGCCCTGGCAGGGACGGACACCCAGCTCAACCTGATGCAGACGGCCGAAGCCACGGAGCTGATTCGGCGGCTTGGGGCAACCGGCACGTTCAAACTCACCGGTCCGCCGGCGGCCAGCGGCGTGGTCCGCACGTTGACGGCGACCTACTCGGCCGTGGGAGCCGGCACGCCGGTCAACGAGGTGCAGACGGCCACCCCCAACGAGGCGGCCGCGTCGGGCACGTACACGATCACGCTGCCGAAACCGGACGGAACATTCGTCACCACGGCAGCCATCGCCTTTGGCGCGACCCTTGCCGCTGCCCAGGCAGCCGTGACACTGGCTCTCGGCTCGGCCGGGTGGGTTCTTTCGTCCGCCGGCTCCGCGGCTCCCTGGTCGGCTGGTCCGATCGCGCTTGTGTTCACTGCCTCCGGCACGGGCTACACCTACCGTGATTACGCGGCTATTTCGGTCGACAGCACCTTGCTGATTGGTGCGAGTGGTGCTTTGACTTGCACCGTGGCCGAAACGACCAAAGGCGTGCCGATGGCCAACACGGTTACGATTACCGCGTTGGGCGTCAACGAGGTGCAGACGATCAACATGGACGCTTCGTCCACGGCCGGAAATATCGCCTTCCGATTCACCGATCCGACGACGGGCCTGGAAGTCACCACCTCGCCGGCCGCCTGGAATGCCGCGGACGCGACCTACCTGTCATCCATCCAAGACGCACTGGATGCAGCGACCGGCGTTGCGAATGCCATCGTGGCTTCGACCACTGCGGACACCGACGACATTATCGTCCTCACCTTTAGTGGCACCGGCTATGCGGGACTTCCGCATCCGGCTGTCGTCGTGACGACACTGCCGACATCGACCCTGAAAGCCACCGTGACGCGCACCACCGAAGGCGTCAATGGTGCGTTTATCGCCGGCTCGCTGATCCAGCCCGTTGACGGCAGCGAAACGCCGCTGGGCCTACTGGGCATGGAGTCCGGCATCAAGGTAACCGACGACGACGGAGCCACAAACCTCGACGTGGAGGCCAGTCGGCTCATCATTGGCAGCGGAAACGGCGTGGTGGATGCCAGCCAAATCGTCAACTACCCGTCCGACGCGAGCCTCAAGACGTGGGTTAAGGACGCACTACGGGCGGTCGGCAGTGGATACGTTTTCGACGATGACCACGTAGGGTAATCGCACAGCGGCGCAGCGGACAACCATCAGCAGCAACCAAGCACATAGAGGGTGATTCCGATGGAAACGCAAGTTGGCATTAACGGGATGGTTCGTCGCGCTCTGGGGTTGTCGGTTGGCGACGGCATCGAGGCGGAGGCCCGGCTGGGGCGGTATGGGGAACTGTTTGCCCAGATGATCGGCAGTCCCCGTCACACACTGGCCGACGAAGGTTCCTACTTCGTCGCCGCGAATCCCACTCCAGGAACGGCCATCGCACACGTGGTTTCCGCCGCCGTCAGCGAAACGGCCGGCAACGTGCTCTACCTCAAAAACAACGATGCGCTCGGCGGCAAGCGGATCTATCTGGACTACCTGAGGCTGATTGCCGAGACAGCTCCGGCGTCCGGCACGGCGACCTATGCGTTCCTGAAGGCCGACAGTGCGAACCGATACACCAGCGGCGGAAGTGCGATCACCCCGAAAAACGCGAACATGGACAGTGGCGAGGCGTCCAAGGCCCTGCTGTACTTCGGCGCGTTGACGACCGTGGCCCCCTCCGCTTCTGCCCGGTTGCTGGCGAGGCTGAATCTGCGCGGTGCAATCCCCGTTGTCGGCGACGAGTGGTTCCTGAAATTCGGCGGACAAGACGCTTCAGGCTCTGTCATCATTAGCGGCACGGATGTCCAGCGAATGGTGGTTCCCTGTCCGCCTATCATCATTGGCCCGGGGCAGAATATCGCCCTCCAGATTTGGCATCCGTCGAATGCCAGCACGGCCGCCGAGTATGAGTTCGAAATGGGCTGGTGGGAACGGTAGGTAGGGAACCAATAACGGCCCGCACTCCACATTTCCGAGTGAACTGAACAGAACTACACGGCTAGAAAAGGAAAAACGCCATGGTCGCAAGCCTCCAAGACTTCCTGTACTTCGAGAATCTCATCGGCTCCGTGCAGCAAGTGCTCGGGGGCGTGCCCGAGAACATCCTGCCTCCGCAGTTCCTTTCCGTGACCGATCGCGTGGAAGGCAAGACGGGCGAGTACACCATGGCCGCCGGTACGCGGGAAACGGCTCGCATCGTGGCCTACGGTTCCCCGGCCCGGCAGCGGGTGATGACCGGCGTAAAGAAAGTTCCGATCTCCCTGCTGCACACTTTCGAGAGCCTCCCGGCCGATCCGACCGTCTTGATGCAGCTCCAATCCGAGGACTCCAATGTCCGACAGGACATGGGCCGGCAGACCATCGCCCGCAACTTGGCAGACTTCGGCGTGCGGTTCCGCAACCTCCGCGTGTCGTGCGTTTACTCCGTCTTCAAGTACGGGGCCATCTACTTCGACAGCGAGGGCAACCTGCTGCCGAGTTCCACCGGGGCCTACTACACGATCGACTTCCAGATCCCCGCCGGGAACAAGGACCAGCTCAACTGGGACGGCTACGGCGACATCATCACCGCTTCGTGGGCCACGGCCGGCACGGACATCATCACCGACGTTCGGCAGATCAAGGCCGCCGCACAGAAGAAAACCGGCTACGTGATCCGGCACTGCTTCTACGGGCCGAACATGCCGGCGAACCTGCTCAACAACACCGCCATCAAGGCCCTCATTGCGGCCAGTCCGACGCTGAGCGAATCGTTTGCCAACGCCCCGGGCGAAGTCCCGCAAGGCTTGCTGGGCCTCCAGTGGCATCCCATCGCCGATGCGTTTTTCGTTGACGCGGACGGTGCCTACCAATCCTGGTTCTCGGGCGATGAAGCGGTTTTCACCCCCGACCCGTCGCCCGACTGGTGGGGCGTAATGGAAGGCACTTACCCGGTGCCGACCACGCTGGACGTGGTGAATGACATGATGGCCGCTCTGGGCAGTTTCACTCCGGTGCAGGGTGCGTTTTCGTACGCAACCATCGGCCACAACCCGCCGGGCATCACGCACTTCGCGGGCGACACGTTTCTGCCCCTGCTGAAAAACCCCTGGGCAGTCTTCTTGGCCGACGTCACACCGTAACGGAGGTGGTCGGCCAATGAGTGATCCGGTTCGTGTCAATCTCGCGCCGCTGTTGCGCTACCGGGATCGAATTGCCCAAGGGTTGGCCGGTGGCGGCGACGGCAACCCGATCCGCCGGGCATTCCGCCAGTGGGCCCACATCTATCGGGCGTTTCTCCAGCGACGGTTCAATCGGTTTTCACGCGGCGGCGGAGACTGGAAGCCGCTCGCCAAGAGCACAATTCTCGGCAGGCGGGCCAGTCGCGGCGGAACCCGCCGGCAGAAAATCACCAGGGCCCGTAAGACGGAGGCGAGAGCGGCATCACGGCTCGATAAGTTGACGGCGAAGGGGCAGGGCGGTTCCGAGAAAGCTGACCGGGCCCGAGGACAGATTGCCAGGGCGGCGAAGACGATCCGCGAGCAGCCGACGATGGCCGGTATCAGCATCCTGCGCGACAAGGGGCTGTTGTTCAACGTCACGGCCCCGGACTTCACCGGAGCACCCGGGCAGTTGCAGGAAGACATTCCATTCGGGATGCGAGTTGGCTTCGGCGGTCCCGCTCGGCACCCGGACGGCACGGCAACCATCGCGGACATCGCCGGCTTCCATCAAAAGGGCGGGCCGCATTTGCCGATTCGCAAGATCATTGTCCCGCCGGACGATCCCACGCAAAGGAAAATGGCCAGCGTGATGGATACGGCCCTGCAAACGCTTGCGGGGGAGGCGTAAACACTATGCCCGACCCCAACCTCGATCCTTTGAGCCAGGTGCATGACGCCCTTTGGGAGCTTTTGGAGGCAAACGAGGCGTGGTGTGCCTTGGTTCCGGAAGGAAACCGCATCAAGTTTCGCGGCGAAGGGGTCTCGCCCCGCAAGGACGAGCAGCTTTCGCCCGGTGACCGGCCGGAAATGCAGATTCGCGCGGCCGACGTGACGCCGTATCTGAATGCCGACAGCAGTAACACGCGAATCACGGTTCGTTTCGAGGTTCAAATCGCCACGGGCGAGCAGGGTTTCGATGCTTCCCTCTTCCCCGTGCTGTGGGAAACGATCCGGGCGATTCACAACTACCGTAATTACCTCAATGCATTGACGTGGCGAGACGTTGCTTTCGTCAAACGGACGCAAGCGCAGGCCGGAAGCATCGGCGTGGGGCAGGGAGATGCTGACAAAGGAACGCTTTGGTGGTCGGTCCTGTGGGCCTGCGAAGTGGAAATGTGGTTCCCGGCTGTACTGATGCTTCCTGGTTCGTGAATTTTGAAGTCAAACCTTATCAAGGAAAACGATCATGCCCGAAGCGCCTACAGTATTCTCCGGCGAAACAGGAGCGTTGAAGCTCGGCGACGATGTGTACGCTGCCATCCGCAATTGGAAGGTCACGCTCAAGGCCGACAACCAGGCCGTGGTCGATTCGGCCACCAGCGGCGGGACAACCCGAGTGGGCGGCAACTCCGATTGGTCCGGCAGCTTCGTGGCGGACGGGTATCCGGTCGCGTATCCCGGAGAAGAGCCGGTTTTTCTGGGCTCAATTGACGCCGTGAAGGGGTGTTATGGCACCATCATCATTGACAGCGTGCGGATCAACTGGGACATCGCGACCGGAAAGCCGGTGGATCACGAAGTCAGCTTCAGCGGCAACGGCACTCTGACTCTGGGGGCAGCAGTCGCGGCCGATGTGTCGGTTGCCACGCCGGTGCCGAGCATTGGGGTTACGGTGTCGCTTGCCACACCCGCAGCCGACCAATCGTACACCACTGTGCTAGCCCAAGTCCAGACGATCACCCTGGAATTCAAGCGGGCGAATCAAGCCTACGCCGATTCGAGCACGGCTGGCTACACAAAGCGCAAGCGGGGGCCGTTGGACTGGACGCTCTCCATGAAGGTCAGTCCGGACGCCACGCTTGCCGACGCGGCCTATGGTCTGGAGGGTTTGCCCCAGCCGAAGGATGTAGTAGGCATTAAGATCGAAGATGCTGATGAACTGACCTACCTCCTGGACTGGGCCATCTTCGACGACATCAGTGACGTGGAGGTCAACCGCGAGACACAGGGCATCGTGTCCTGCACGCTCAACGCCTCGATGTGCGGGACAACGGACATTAGCGACACGCAAACACTCGGCTCGATTATCGATCCGGCAGTGACCACGGTCTGGCCGGAAACGTAGGAGAAATCGCGCGGGGGAGGGCGTGTAGGCGTTTAGCGGACCGCGTTTGCCGCCCTTCACCCGTGCGTTTTGTGTGCAACAGGTCCGCAACACAATCGACCGAAAGGCCCGCATCATGCTTGCTTCTCTTGCTTCTGCCGCCCCGGTGCCCGTGCGAATCGGCGACCGGGACCTGTTGCTCTCACCGCTCTCGGACCGCGATTTTGATGAATTGTCGCTCTGGTATCAGGGCCGCATTCTGCGGATTGCCCGCGCGAGCCTGGAGCCCGAAAGCAGTCTCGCCGAACGGGAGGAAACGCTCAAAGCGGCCTACGCCTACGCCGCAACGATCGACTTTTTCAGCGAATTCGAGTCGGGTGGGCTGTTGGCCCAAAAGGAAGTCATGGCTCAATTCGTCTGGCGGCTGCTGCGGAAAAAGCAGCCGGCGTACACGTTGGACGAATCACGAAAGCTGGATGGCGACACGATGTCGCAGATCATGGACGCATGGCATCTTGCGCAGTTCGGTAAGCCGCTCGTCACGGAAGCGGAGGGCCCCGAAAAAAACGTGGAAAGCGGCCAGCCCCCAAACCCCGAACCCTGAAGGAAAAGCTGGCCGTGTATCGCGGGCTGGCGGAACTGTATGGCTGGACGCCCGACCAAATTGCGGACCTGACTCCGCAACAGCAGGCCGACTTTCTGGACGCTAGCGGCGGCGGCGAAACGATGCGGTTTCGCACTATGGATGAATTCCGGCGGTGGCAGGCGAGCATGGCCAAATAACGAAAACGAAAAGGAAAAACGACAATGGGAAGCACAGTCCTGGGAGCTGCCGATCATTCCGTGCGAGTGGCGGGTTCGCTCACCGTTGACGGAGATACCGCGTTCAACGGTTCTGTCACGGGCATCGGCCGTAGTGGTCTGGCACAAGACGTTTTGCAGCCGTATCCGTTTGGCCCGGAAGGCTGGAAGGTCCATGACAGCATGGATACGCCCTTGCCTGCCACGCCGTTGACTGATGACTTGGGCCTCGTCAGTGGGGCCTTTGGATCGGCAACGCCAACCCTCCAGACTGAGGACCTCAAGGCGGCCGGGGCCACCAGCAACTACGCCCGGCGGACGTTCACGTTGCCGCCAGAGTATGACGCCGGGCAGACCATTACGATTCGCGTCCATGCCGGGATGCTCACCACCGTGGCCGACACGACGGCTGTCATCGATGTGGAGGTCTACAAGAGCGACGGCGAAGGCGGGGTTGACGGTGGCGATATTTGCGCCACTGCGGCCCAGTCGATCAATTCGTTGTCGCTGGCCGACAAGGATTTCACGATCACGCCGGCCGGGCTCTCTCCGGGCGACGAACTCGACATTAGGATCACGACGACGGTTACTGATGCCTCGACCGGCACGGCGGTGAAGGCAATCGTATCCACCGTGAAGCGGCTTTTGGACATCAAGGGATAGGCGAGTTTTGACCCGGGAGACCGGGAGGAGGATAGCGATGGCAACAACTTATGCGACGACGAAGCAGGCGTTGAGTGAGATCGCCCAGCGGATCAACGAGAACCAGGGGCGGCTCGATTCGGCGCGCCAGCAGGTAGCGACGGCCGAGGCGCAACTGGCCGGGATGCCCGCCCAGTACGCGACGATCCTGGCCGACCTGGATACGGCGGCAGCGGCCGCTCCCACAAACGCCGCGCTGGCTGCGGCAAAGGCCGAGAAGGACCTGCTGGTTGCTGAGTTCCAGGCGCTGAAAACCAAGGCGATGGCAATCAAGAACGCCATCGACGCCGCCCACTGACCACTGACCACTGACCACTGACCACTGCCATGGCCTGGCTTACCGGCTGGACACATCGCGAGAAGCTCTCGACGCAGCATGCGAACGTCGACGCTACGCTTACGGATTTCTCTGCGCTGGTGAAGCTGACCGCCGATGCCGACTATTCCGACGCGCTGGCGACGGGGGCGGACATCCGGTTCACGGCGGCCGACGGCGAGACGCTGCTGAAGCACGAGACGGAGTTGTGGAGCGGCGGCGGCGGCGGGGCGGTCACGGCTGTGTTTTGGGTCAAGCTGCCGTCGATCTCTGCGGTGGCCCGCACGGACTTCTATATCTACTGGCAGAAGGCCGGCGCGGCCGACGGCCAGGACGCGCCGAATGCGTGGGACGGATTTTTCGAGGGAGTTTACCACCTCGGCGACGACGATGCGGACACGACCATCATTGACAGCACGGGGCAGGTGAACGCCACTAAACTTGCCAACGCAACACCCGCGCAGGCTGCTGGCAAGGTAGGAAAC